CTCTTCATCGCTCATGTTTTCGACACGTTCGTTGAGTTCAGCGGTAATGGCGTGGATGCCTTTGAAAAACAGGATACGGGCAAGAGTGTCGTTAGTCATCTCCCCTCCTGTAAGGGCTTGTTTTAGAGCCTCCCATTGGGCAGTCTCGTCTTTGTTTAGTTTAATGTATAGTTTCATTTTTCGGTCCCCATCACGGAGTTTAAATTTACCAAATGTTTCGCCGTTAACGGCAAATGTAATTTTATCCTTAACAGCATTCATAAAATATTATAGTATATCATGTCAAAAAATATCGATTCAATTTTAGAATTTGGAGATTTCTCCAAAAAGAAGCGCGTTAACAGTAAGCGCAAAGGCAGTAACTTTGAGCGTAAAATCGCTAAGATACTGAACGAAAGGTTTAATACTAAGGAGTTCAACAGGACTCCTGGTTCAGGCGCTTTCGCTACCACCCACAAGGACTTACCCGACCATCTACGGATTCAAGGGGACCTTATTACTCCCGTTACTTTTCCATTTGTTATAGAATGTAAAAATGGGTATGACGTTCAGCTTGATGATTTGTTTAAACGAAAAAGCGATTTTAAGTCTTTCATCTCACAGGCACAGAATGACGCCTCTCACGCCGATAAGGATTGGATGGTAATCTACCAGAAGACGCGCCGTATGGCTATAGTAATCGTCGGGAAGCCTTACAGTATCAAACCCGAGCTAGTTCTTGACGGTCTGTACTTTATCTATCCTCTTAATGAGTTCTTGAAGCTGTCTAACGAAATCTTCGGCTTTCATAGCTGAGTTTCCTACCTCTGAGTCTCCTGTCTTAGCGGCTTTAGCTCCGCTCAATTCTCTCATGCGCGGGAGGATTGAATCTGTGGACTCCACAGCTTCCTGTACCGCAACACCTTCCTTTAGTCGGCGACGGAGACCGATACCTCCTTCAAAGTTTATTCCTGTTCCTGTAATAGAAGTTATGGGAGCGGGACCACCCTCTCTACCATACCCCATGATATTTGCGGCAGCAGTTCCAATACCATCACTCTCAGAACCTACAAAGGTCTGTCCCCCTGCTGGTTTAGTGACTACAAACCCTTGGTTTTGTGTAGCCATCCCTGTTTGACAATACTCTATTGCCATATTAAGACGGAAGCCAGGTGCGTTCTGGTTCTTATTACGATAGGCGTTAGCGAGGGTAACTCTAATTTGCTTTTCTGCCTTGGTTCTTTCTGGGCTTGGGTTATCCCCGTTTTGGTAATCAGTAAACAGTTTTTGAAGGTTACTAAACTTCTCACCTTCTTCGTAACCTAGTTTTCCCATAACGGCGCCCATAACAGTTCCCACGGTTCCTTGGGATAAACCTCCAGGCGCAAGAACTTTCATCGCATCATTGATAGTGTTTATCTCCTTCATTTTATATGCGTCTGCGTCCGCCTTGTCCTTTTCGGTTAATGCTTGCCCATTCTGTTCGGCTACTCCGTATAAATAGTTGGCGTGTCGGTTACGAGCCCTTTCAGTACTTTCAGTGAACCCTGTAATGACGCCCTCTTCGTCCACATTAACACCGTCTATAACAGCGCAACCCCGTTTTCCATAAGCAACATCCGTACCGTCATTAGACGTTTTTACGTTAAGTCCTGTAGCCTTCTCTCCTGTGTAGTGGTCTCGGTTTTTATCTGCGTCATCACCAAAAATACCAGTTCCATTTTCAACTTGATTCTTTTTATTGACGACGAGTTTTTTAGCAAGTTTACCGCAGCTTACTTGAACATCTTGATTAACAGCGCCACCATCGGGTTGTTGTCCGGTAGGACCGCGTCCTACTACATCAAACTCACAGCCTTCGAACATGGGGTCTGATACGATACCGTCCCAGGAGTTAAGAAGACTTCCTACGTACCATGCCAAAGCCTTGGGACCATCTACCTCTCCTTGAGCAGCTTCAATATCATTTAAGATAAGTTCGTTGCCATCACCGTTTATGTCCGTGAATTGTACTTCATCAGGAATCGTGCCCATGTTACGCTGCTCTGCACCAAAAATTAAAAGATTTAAATTGAATTGTTCTGCTGAGAGCATCCCTTCAATCTGCTTATCCATCGCAGAGCATGGCATCTGTCTATTACACGCAATCCAGGACTGAGCTAATTTGGGTCCGTACTCATTCAATACACCATCCATAGCGCGGTAAGAGTTCATTCTAGAAGCTTCGTTTCCTCCCCAAAAGATAGCTGGCTTACCTTCGTCATATAAAGGGTTTCCTTTCTTTATACTTTGTTCGTGAAGCCATACACCGGCTTCGTAGATAGGAGAGTTTTGATTACCTATTTTAACTCCGTACCTATCTCCTCCTTGTTGGAAAGGTATTCCTGCCTGCATCAAATCGCCTCCACAGGCGTCACCTCCGGAATCACTAGGAACTACATAAATCCCTCTATCTTTACCTCGTCCACGCAAACGAAGGCAGTCCCTCATAAATTTACGGTCGCCTTCGGGCACGTCTTTTCCATCGCGAACTTCCTTAGAAATCTGAGCCACTCTATTTACCAGGCTGTTGACGATAAGGGCGTCTTGGTATCTGAGTGCGTCTTCCTCTGCCTCGTCAATTTCCTCTCCAGCTCGTTTTCGTGCTGCCTTCCTAATCGCGTTATCACCGCCTATACCGGCTATCTGCCTGAACAGGTTTCTCGTGGCGTCCTTTACTTTTCCCGTAAACCCGGCGTCCGCAAGAACTGTTTCGGCAGCTTCACCGAAGGCGTCAGCTTGCCCTTGTACTTTCTGTTCTCTCTCCTTGGCTTGCTGTTTTGCGTCTAGTACTTCCTGTGGGGAACCGGCTGGCGCGTCACCGGGGGTAAGTTGAGCTCCTTCTTTAAACCTTCCTAAAAGGGCGGTCCAGTCGCTTTTATCAAACTTAATGAGTGGGATGTCTGGTCCTTCTGGCTTACACCCAGTTCCCACATAATACACACTCTCCTTTGGGTCCGTCTTACTTTTGGTTGTGTACGACCCATATTTCGTGCCCTGAGAATCTTTTAATAGGTCATACGCGGTGCTTGGCTCGGTTATTGGCAGCTCATCGGGTGGGTTTACTAACCCAGCAAACAGACACAAATACTTGTCTAAGTTATCTTTGAGCTGCACTTCCAGCAAAGTGTGCCCACTGTCTCGGTACGCGTCGATGAATTCAGATAGTTCCATATTATATTAAAGTAGGCTTCCCTGATATTATATACCAGGAAAGCCTAAATATTTTTCAATTAAAACTTAGCCTATAGCTATCGGAGACATTACGGAATCGATATCAGAAGTTTCAGTGAACTGAACAGCAAAGTCGTAGCGTAGGGTCATCTCGATAGTATGGAACTCGTTAGTTGAGTAATTGAACTCACCTAGCTTCCAGCCTTTAGGGTAACAGCCGTACAGATTAACGTGAGTAATCGGGTTACGGTGAGCATCTAATTGCCAGATAGTTACAGTTCTCTTAAAGATAGGCGCTTCAGTAATACCCGCCAGACCTTCCGGACTTGGGTTTACGTCACTAGTGCCATTACCTAAACCACCGTAATGAATACCGTAGACTGGGTCATAAACACTTCTCATCCATGCAAAAAGCGAGTCAGCAATATCACCTTTGATTAAGTTATCAAAAGTAACTGTGATTTCATCAGGACTTGCTTTACCTGGGTAGAAGAACTTCTCGTTAACACGATGAACTTCAATATCTTCAACAGTGAAGCCCGGTTGCGTGATTTGCTTTGCAGCGAGAGTAAGTCGGTCTTGAGAATCGAGACCAGGAACGTTAGAGAGAGCGCCTGCAAATTGGGGAATCTGAATCTCCCAAGCGTATGCACGGAAAGACTCCAGTGCGTGGGAAAGACGGGGACTGTCGGCGATTAGCTCGGCAGCTCTGTCTACGTAGTATTTTCCATTAGCCATGTTGTTTGTTTACCTATTATTATATAGTGTTATACACTAGCTGATTGATTTGTGAGATTAAGCTCGAATACCAAGATTTCAGCGGTCTTAGTAGGCTTAAGAATAACCTTACACCAAAGTTCGTTTCTATCAACGCGGAGCGGAGTGTTAGTAGTTGCGTCACATGTTACCGAGAACTGTGTGATACCTCTTCTTTGTTGGATATCAGCTAATGCTGGGTTGATAACATTTCTAACTGCTTCCCAAGTAATTGGGTCGTTAGGCTCAAAGACAAACCTACGAGCAGCTTGCAGAACAAGTCTCCGTAAGTAAATCATCAAACGACGAACATTAATTCTATCAAGAGCAGTAGATGCTCTTTGAGTTGTTTTTTGACCGTAGATAACAATTCCATCTTGTAGGAACTTAGTTATCGGGTTGACCACGTTACCAGGACCGTAGAGAGCGTCTCTATCGCCTTGGTTTAGTTGAACCTCAACGTCAGTTGGCTTAGTTAACCGACCTCTTCGCAAGCCCGCAGGGGCAAACCATGGGTCAGATACTTCATCAGTGAAGCACATCTGCCCAACAGCAAAGATAGTTGGGTCAAACCACTTATCCACTCCAGTGAACTGGTCAAAGGATTTTACCCATGGCCAATATAGTGCCGCGTAACTACTGTTAAGAGAGGCACTTCTGCCTGTTGCTTGACCGTTAGACCAAGCGATAGCTTGT